GTTCGTTTTAGATACGGAAGTGCTGAAAAAATAGGTGGTTGCCTTCAATTAGGGGCAGATAAACTTACCGGTGCAGCAAGAGCTCAACACAATTGGGACAATAACGCTGGACTTAAATACTCAGCAATAGGTACTAATAGAATTCTATACGTTTTTTCAGGTGGTGCTTTTTATGATATTCATCCAATCAGATCAACATTAACTAGTTGTACTTTTGTCAGTAACGGATCTACTACAGTTACTGTAACTTGTTCTGCTGCCCATGGTTTAAAAGACGATGACATCGTTTTATTTTCTAACACTACTATTCCAGGAGGATCTAGTTTATCCGCAGCTACTTTTAATGATGTAAAATTTATGGTTACAAGTGTTCCAACTTCAACTACTTTTACAATTACGTTACCTGCAAATGTTACGGGAACAGCTTTAGCTGCAAACAATACTTCAACAACAATTCAAATTTATTATTCCGTAGGTCCAGCGCAACAAGTTGCTGGCTTTGGTTTTGGTACAGGTCTATATGGAGGAACTTCCCCCGGTCCCGCAACCAATACTCTTGCAACAGCTTTAACGGATACAACAACAACTAACATTGTTCTTGCTAGTTCAAACTCGTTTCCGGCATCAGGGACCATAAGAATAGGTACAGAAGATATATCTTACACAGCCAATAACACAGGAACAAATACTTTAAGTGGTGGTGCTAGAGGTGTAAATGGTACAACAAAAACTACACATTCTCAAAACGCTGTAATTACAAATGTAACTTCGTTTATAGGATGGGGACAAGCTTCTACTAATGTCTTTCCTTTTGACCCGGGTTTATGGGTACTAGATAATTTTGGAACAAAACTAATTGCACTTATATATAACGGTGAGTGTTTTGAATGGGATGCAGCAGCAACAAATGCAAATTCAACAAGGGCAACTATCATTGCTAATGCACCAACAGCATCACGTCATGTATTAGTATCAACTCCAGATAGACACTTAGTATTTTTTGGAACTGAGACTACAATTGGAGATAAGACTTCACAAGATGATATGTTTATTAGATTCTCTAACCAAGAAAATATTAATGAATACACTGTAAGAGCAGAAAATACAGCAGGTACTCAAAGACTAGCAGCTGGTTCTAAAATTATGGGAGCTTCTAAAGGTAGGGATGCAATTTATGTTTGGACAGATACAGGATTGTTTTTAATGCAATTTGTAGGTCAACCTTTTACATTTGCTTTTTCACAAGTTGGAAACAACTGTGGGTTAATAGGTAAGAACGCATCTTCTGAAGTTGATGGTGTTGCTTATTGGATGTCAGAGAATGGGTTTTTTGTATATGATGGTCAATTAAGATCTATGCCTTGTTTGGTAGAAGATTTTGTTTATGATGATTTAAATAGCACACCTAGAGATTTAATTTATGCGGGGACTAATAATTTATTTGGAGAAGTTGTATGGTATTACCCAACGGCAGGTTCAAATGTAGTAAATAGAAATGTTACTTACAATTATCTAGACTCTACAACTGAACGTCCTATATGGACAACAGGAACTTTGGCTAGGACTACTTGGCAAGATTCTGCAGTTTTTGATAAACCCCATGCTACTGAATATAGTGCCGGAGACAATGCTTCTTTCGATGTTGTTGGCAATACTGATGGAAGTAGTATATACTTTGAACAGGAAACGGGGAAAGATCAAGTAACTAGTTCAGCGACTACTACTATTGCAGCAACTATTACTTCTGGTGATTTTGATATAACTCAAAAAAGATCTTCAACAGGACAAGCCTCAGCAGGCATGCCAGATATTAGAGGGGATGGTGAATACATTATGAGAATAAGTAGATTTATACCTGACTTTATAAGTCAAACAGGTGCAGCTCAAATTAGTTTTGTAACTAAAGATTATCCAAATAGCACAGGAGTCACTACAAATTTTTCAAATGTTACTGAAGACACATTAAGAAAAGATGTTAGATTACGAGCTAGATCTATAGCCATCAAAGTATCTAATACAGGGGCCGGGGAAGATTGGAAGCTTGGTACGTTTAGATTAGATATACATCCAGGAGGAAGAAGATAATGGCAACAGAAAAAAAAATAAATTATGAAATGCAAGGTAATGAAAAGCCTGCAAGAAATTACTTAGGTAAACAAAAAACCGTAACTGTTCCTGTTAAGTGGCAATCTAATCCTAAGGCCCCTAAAACAGAATTAGCTTATATTACAAAAGCAGAAAAAAATTTATTAATTAAAAACGATATACACGGTTCATTAAAGAAAGGAGCTAACACAGGTCCTTCAGGTATTATGTCTTTAGATTCACAAGGCGATTATACTAGAGATAGAAGTAGCAACAACGCAGCTAATGCACCATCTACTGGTAGTAATAGAGGTGATACTGAAAGAGGGGTAAGAGCAGAAGCTAATCTAAAAGATATTTTAACAGGTAATGTAAACACAGGTCAGACATCAGCAGTAAGTAATAGAACAAGAAGAGGAGCTATGCCTGAAGTTGCTTATGGTCCAGATGGTAGAGCAAAAATGATGTATGCACAAAAAGCTGCAGGTAACCCACAAGGTTTTTTAGGTAGGTTATTTTCTGGAAATAATAAATTTGGTTATAGAGATACCTATAATAAAACAGGTGGCTTTATGGGTTTTGGTGGACAAAACGATGTTCGATTTAATCCAACAACACAAAGATATGAATTTGAAGAAGAAGAAACAGGAGATGTTAAACCAGGAAGAGGTGGACAGATATTAAGTGGACTTGCTGGTTTAATTACAGGCACTCCATTTCTAGGTAGTATATATAATAATACTATTGGTAAAACTATAGATAGATTCAAACCTAAAAGTTATATGGAAAAACAAACTCCAGACGAACTTTCTAGAATGAGGGGTTTACAAATGATTGATGGTCAATTGGTTGATACAAGAATGTTAGATTTTAATCCCAATGCAAAAATAAATCAAAACACAAGTGGGGTTGATAATAGTTTGTCATTAAATAATTTTAATAGACAGATTCCAGAAGAAGAAATAGATATTCAAGAAACTTTTCAACCATCCTATAGTGGTGGTATAACTAATACCGATTCCTTTACATCTAGTGATGGTTTAGGGATGTATGATGGTAGTTAAATGGCTAAACTTGTACAATCATTAACTAAAGCAAGTAAAGAATATGACGAGAGAACTTCTCAATCGTTAGTAAGATATATCAATGGTATCCTAACAAAATTAAATTCTTCTTTTCAAGAAGAAGTAAAACAGGAGATAGAAGCTAAGAGTTTCTTTTTAGAATAATGGCAGTAGTAAACCAATATAAATTTAAGGGTATAGATAACAATACAACTGGTAATGCTTTGTCTCCATTTGGTGCAAATCTTCCGGGTGTTAATGAAACCATAATTATTAAATCATTGCTTGTTACATCTGCATCTACACCAACGGTGACTATTACAAACAATAGTATTACAGCTATAAAATCAGCAGCATTGACAGCTAATGTTACCACAGAATTATTAACCCAACCATTAATAGTAGAAGGTGGTAGTGCTTTTACGGTACAGTCAAGTAACACAGGTTCATTTGACATAGCTATCAGCTACTTAAACATCAAAAAGGAAAAAATAGACTAATGAAAATATATGACGCTAAAGTAGAAGAGACTTACAGACACCTCGAGACTGGTGAGATTTTTAAGGAAAGAAAAGACTGGGAAGCCAAGGGTTATAAGGCAGAAGAGATGGCACAGGACGTAAAAGTTATCATGCCTGCTCTTGATTTGTCAGCAGAAACAAAGTAAAACAGATACACTAGGATTAAAATATGGCTATTTCAAGAATGCAACAACCACAACAAATGCAAGGCGGCTTAGGAGCTTTAGATGCTCCAAGACAAGGTTATTTTTTAGGTAAACTTGTTAAGAAAGCTACACGTGCTGTTAAGAAAGTTGCTAAGAGTCCACTAGGTAAACTAGCTTTACTCGGTGGTGGTGCTTATTTAACTGGTGGTTTAATGGGTGGCGGAGGAGGTCTAGGTAATTTTAGAGCTTTGGGTTCTGGCATTGGTAGTATGTTTTCTGGTGCTAAAACAGGTTTAGGAAGTAGTAAAGGTTTTTTAGGTGGTGTCGGAGACATGTTTAGAAAAGGTGGTGAGTCTGGTGCAGATTTTAGTATGGGTAGAATGTTAGCTGGTGGCTTAGGTGCTACAGCTTTAGCTGCTCCATTTTTAATGGGTGACGATGAGCCAGAAGAAGTTGGTGAAGTCATGGATGTTGCAAACGTCAGAAATAGAGCAAGAAATTTTTACAGTGGTCAAGGTGACGGTGGTGTAGGTTTAAATTTTATGGCACCTAAAAAATATGTTGATCAAAATTTTTATGCACAACAATCAGCAGCTGACGGTGGAAGAATTGGTTATGCAATGGGTGGTAATATAGAAGAAGATGAAGAAGAATTTATTAGATCAGGTGCTGGTCAATACGTGAGACCACAACAAACATTTTTAAACATGGGTGGTGGCGCAGGAAACGCGCAAGCAGAACAAATGCTTCAAGCAGAATTTGTAAAATACAAAAACAAAGGTGGAGATTTATCTTTTGAACAATTTGTCCAAGCAGTAATGC